AGTTTGGCAAGAAACCCAAAACGGCACGGCTCAGGCGTGGAATGAGAATACGAACGGCATGGGTCAAGTTTGGCAAGAAACCCAAAACGGCACGGCTCAGGCGTGGAATGAGAATGTATAATTGAGTTAAGGAGAACAAGAGATATGTTGACTTGGACGGAAATGAAAAAAGAGGCTGCGGACCTTTGCGGTTTGTACGAAGACTCGCGGGAGATGAAGAAAATAGCTGCAGATATAAATACCGGTATTAAGATGTTTAATAATGCTGCTCGACGCTATTGGACACGTAAAGAAAAAACGTCAAAGATTGTAGCTGGAGTCTCCTCTGTAAAACTACCTGGTGATTTATTACGAGTTTCCGAGTTGTCTATCGATTCAATGCCGCTGATTGAGATACATAGCGAAAAAGAGTGGCTGTGTATGAATAGTACGAAGTCGTCTGGACGTCCTAGTGCATTCTTTGTCAAAGATAGCAGCAAAATGGAACTATATCCAGCCGCTGGCGGGGAATATACGCTTAAACTGTCGTATGAGCCGAGAATGGCAGATTTGTGTATTGAAGATTTCGAGATTATTACAAATGTAGAGCACGATAGCGATACAATAACAGGCAATTTTGACACTGATATGTTTAGCAAACTCCCTAACCAGTGCTACACCTCAATTGATGGGGGGTATGATGGTTTTTGGTACAAAATTATAGGTATTTCTGGTAGTAACAGTATTAAATTAGAGCGACCATATACGGGGGTATCAAAACATGGATTGAAAGTGCGTATCGGACAGTGCCCGACGTTCCCCGAGGAGTTCCATCACGCGCCTGTTTATTTCGCTGCACAACAGTTTTTCCTGATGCGCAAAGACCTGGAAAGCTCCAGTATGTACAAGCAACTTTACGACAATGCCTACAACGAATATAGACGTGTGTACGGCGACAAGACAACAGGTGGGGTTATAAATGTACGAGCGAGCGGCGTGGTGCCTCGCGGCGGACTTGCATTTCCTAGGAGGATTGGTTAATCATGGCGGTTGGTAATAGTGGCGATATCATAATAAGCCAGACCTCATTTTATGGCGGAACTGGTACCGATGACAAAATTGGCATTAAAAACAGCTATGCTGATTCTGAGTGTATTGACGCGCGCAAAAACCCTAGCGCCATGTCTGTATTGCCAGGAACGCGTAAATTGGTGGATGAAGATTTAGACGGACTAATCACAGCTATGGAGCAAACACCAGATGGTATGCGTTGGGGTATCTCTGATAAGGGTGATTTATATAAGATTGATTTAGCTAACGATATCACCAAGCTGGCCGTATTGCCGAATTGGGGTGATGGCGCGCAAGGCTCAATTGTTTACTGGGGTAATAAGGACTGTTTGTTTATCACTGGGCTAGATAGGATTTATAAAGTATCACCAGTTGTAGAGGAGGGCACGCCAAAGGTAACGACCCTGACTGGCAAATACAGTACATACCCTACCATGGCGCAAATACTAGTAAAAGACAGAGATGGCAAATGGATAGGCGGCGGCACTAACAGGTGGACATTTAAGAATGGCTCTAACGGCCGCTGGATGCTGCCGTGGCCGGGCAATGCTAGCTACAAGGGTGGCACTACTTATGAGGCAGCTAATAATAGATGTATATTTATGCCAGACCAAACGCCAATGACGGCAATTGAGGTGAAGATTACCAAGCATCCAGCAGATGCTGACGTTACTATTGAGGTTCATGATGAAGCCGACCACGTCGTAGCTAGCGACACTAAACCGTTATCTGCTATATCCAACGACGGCAAGCTTAAATTTACTTTTCCACAGATAAAGCTACAAGATTTCGCTAACTTCGGTGCTGAGTATCACATTCATCTGTACGCTAATAAGCAGGGCGTAGAAGTGGCTGCTTACCAGAATGATGACTTGATGGGGCTACATTATTGGTACTATGCGTCGCTATTACTAACCACTAATAAAAAAATACACCCAATTATAAACTGGAATGGCACTAAGCTATTAGTTGGTAATGGGCAATATCTTGTAGACTGGCTGCCGAGCGGGCTAGAAACGGTAGATTGGTCTGAATTTAAGCGCCATAAAATAATCGTTGGAAGCGGTATGGAAATAACCAGCTTAACCAGCAACGACGAATACGTGGTAATGGGCTGCGAAAAAGTGGGTAAAGCAGGCACTAGGATATTCCAACAGGGCATGCTCGCTTTCTGGGACGGGTTTACAGACGGCATCAACTTCATGATTGATACACCAATGGGCGAGCCAAAAAGCATGTACACATACCAAAATATTACATACATGATTATCGATGGCGCGCTGTATTGCTACACTGGCGCTAAGGCGTTGACAAAAGTACGTACGATTCAAGAGTCGCAAAGCGAGTTTAGTGGTATCAGTGATACAACAGATGTGTTTTCAAATTGCATGGCGGTGCGGAGGGGCATTTTGCTGCTAGCCTACCCAAGTACTACAACACTATTAACGATGCGGCATGGTATCTACAGTTACGGCTCTGTAGACAAAGATTATCCAAATTGCTTCTACTACTCATACAGTATTCCAGAGGAGACAAACTATAACACCGATCGTAAAAAACTTACTCTGGGTGGTATTTGGAACTTTGGCGACACGTTGTATTTCTCGTACAAGACAGTGTCGGCAACAGACCATGGCGAAGTAGCTGCATATAATATGGCAATCGTTGACAATATGTCTACACCCGCAGCTAAATTTAAGTACGACAGTCTCAAGTATGACGGTGGTATGCCATGGAAAGCTAAGGAAGCCTTACGTATTGCCGCCTCTTTTGACCCGCTGCCAAAAGGATGTGAGATACGAATGCGCTACAAGATAGATAACCGCCCATGGGTAGAAGATTCTCACGCTGCTAAAGAGGGAGATACAGAGGTATATTTTGATATAAATAAGCGATTCCGCGAAATACAGTTTGGTATTGTAGGAACTAATGATGGTACCAGCACCACTCCTGCACGTATCACGGCAGTTGGGCTAAATGCGCGCGAACTTAAGGAAGAGGGGAAGATGCATCGATGAGCGCTAGTAATAACAACGTATTTAACCAAAATACTGGCGATATAATCTCGGAGCGTACACAGTCTAAAGAAACCAAAATGATGCAAGGGTTTCGCGAGATTGGATACACCAGCATCGAGGATACTCAGCAGCAGCAGCAGATAACGCCGCGCCAGGTTAGAACTGGCCAGACGCGCGGAGACCAGCAGATACGCGGACTATATAAGGTCGAAGATAGAAACGGCCGCGTAGTGATGGTGATGGGGCAATCAGAGCACAATATATTTTAGGAGGAGGCAGTGGCCAATAAGAGCACACTAATCAGCAGGAGAAACTACGGCATGAAAATCGCTATGCCAGGGTTCGATGCGCGTACTGCTGGTGACAACGAGCTGCTGTTTAACTCGTCATTTCCTATTCTCCAGATAAAGGTTTTAGCGTCGCTAGGGTCAAACAGCGCTGATGTGCGAGACTTGCCTCATGCTGGTGAGTATTGCGGAGAAAAGAACGGTTTTCACCTAGCAAGATGGTATCACGGACTAGGATATCCGCCTTTTTTTATAGTTTTAGATAAAAAAGGCTCACAAATAACCGACTATTATAGTGTTGACGAGCAGTTCATCTATTTGAATAGACAAGATATTCGTCGTAATGATGAAAAGGTTCTTATTTGCCCGATTGACGTCACTCAAGATATTGAGTATCCATATACAGCGAGACCTCTGCAAATAGATGATTATATTCGTAATAAGATAGGTAACTACGGCTTTAAGAGCGTGGAGCATGGCAATATCGAAGATAAGGATTTCAATAATTATGGGATTAACATACGATTACAATCTCAGATGCTTATGGCAATAAAGACAGATAAGACTTTAATTGACAAACCAAGCACACCAGGCGCATTGTGGTGGATAGATTATAACATTCCTAAAGGAATGACTGTCGATGATTGTGTAGCCTATTGTATGTATAAGATTAAGGCCCCGTTTACTGGGCTAGAAACATGGGCTCACTCTGCTCAGTATTCGCAGCAGTTGCCGTCGATAAGAATTAATCGCGAAGAAAATAAGTTGTCGGTAACAACAGATGAACATATTTTAGCAACCTCGTTGATAGTGACGCGCTTGCCAATGGTAGCAGCTCATAGAACAGAGAGTGTATTCTAATGGCTTACTCAATCCCCGATGACCACCCTATTTTTCTAGGTAGAAATTATGGCATGAAAGTGCTCGATCCAGTTACTGGGCATGAGATTTTTAATGCTAAATATCCGATATTCGGACACGACATAACTAGCGAGCACCCAATGATGATAACCCACCGCGTCGTATGCACGAATAGCGCTGTTTTTAATGAGCCGCCTCTTAATATAAACTTTGTAGCAGACAACCAGTGGCACCAGGAGGATTTTGTCGCTATAAAGAACAGGCGAGTAGCTACGATACCCCATCATTTGGGTAGAACACCGTTATTGATGGTCACAGGAAGCGCTCGAGCTAGGCGAGGTGAAAAGATGCGATATTTTTATAGAGAGCATCCAAGCGGCAATATTTTACACAATGTCGTTCTCCTACCAACGCCAACATATTCTGATTATGTCGAACTACCTCCGAGGCTGTATGGTGTTGAATCGCCAATCCCCTGGCCGCTGTCAGTACAAGGAATGACCTACCATAACGTGCCATATCAGAACACAGCAAACTCAGGCTATTTTAGGAGTGAATTTGAAATTAGGGCAGATACTGCCAATATTTATATTTTCGCAACAATTTACGGAATAGTACTGCATCATAGCGTGCGCGCCGCCTGGGGCGGTTTTGATAGGTATATGAAATTCTGGCCAGACCTAACTGGCAGTTGGTACCAGTTTACTTTTTACATCTTGCCGTATTATAGAGATAGAGACATTGTTATTAGGTAAATAATATGGATTTTGAACGGCGAATACAGGAAGCTCAGCAGCACGTAGACCAGACACGGGGCGCATATGAACGCGCGCAACGCGAGACTGGCCAGGCAATGGATAATTATAATCAGTCCATTACCACTGCGCCTAATTTTCAAACGTATTACGAAAAATATAAACAGCAATATCAAGATACGGCCGAAATACGTGCCGCAAAGAGTACATGGCAAAACACTAAAGAAGCGGTCGATGCCTTACGCACCAGAATTGACAAATTATCTGAATCGATAAACCAGCAGTTTGGCGGTACTTTTTTAACGGCGGCGCAGCGCGAGCGAGCTAAGCAACAGCAAAACCAGGAGCTGTCGAGCCAGTTCACGCAATATAACGCAGCATATCAGACACAGTTTGCAGATTATAACAAAAAGGTGGAAGATGCGTTTAATACATCGATGGATGTGGCCAACAAGGACTACGACCGATATTGGAAGGTGGTGCGCAAGAAGTTCGATATATGGAAAGCTGCTATCAAAAATGAAGAGCAGTGGAACAAGATGTACTGGACGAGCCAGAGCCAATTACGGCAGACGCAGAATGAGTATCAGAATTGGCGCATGCAGCAAGAGATTATGCAAAGGCAGCGCGAGTTCGTGGCATGGCAAAATCAGTTTGCAGCACAGCAGCGAGCTGCGATGTCAAGTTCTATGCGTGCTGCGAATGATTGGGCGGAGCAGCGAGCTAGAGACAGTAGAGCAGCTAGACAAAGATTTGCAGATGATTCGTCGTTATTCAGGCAGAATAAATTATCTGCTCGAGAATTTACTTCGCGAATGTCTCGAGGCATATATGTTGATTAAACGCACAATGGATATTATTATTGCCGTGGTAAACTTTAGATAAAGGAGCTAATAATAATGGGTTTTGAAGGTCGAATAGCGCGAGCTCAGAATGATGTAAACACTAGTAGAAACACATACAACCAATATCAGCAGCAAGCCGACCAGGCTGGTGATAAATTTAACGCTGGGCTAGATAAGTATCAGCATCGTAGTTTTGGTGATATTTACAATCAAGCGCGCGGGCAGTATTTTGACACGCCAGAGATGAAAAAAGCTCAGGGCGCATATCAAGAGGCGCGTGATGCGGTAAATCAGATGAATACCACTATCAATAAACTGCCCGAGACTATCAGACAGCAGTTTGGTGGTACTACCATGACGGCGGCGCAGCGAGAGCGCGCGCTAGGCGATCAGCGAGCGGCTATGGGTAACACCCTAAATCTACTGAGCACTAATTACCAAAATACATCTGATGACTATAATCGATTGTCTGATAGAGGACTAAAAGAAGCCATGTTTACCGCGCAGGGTAATGACGCGCGCGACTGGAACGTCGTTAATGCACTGCAAAATGCTTGGCAAACTCTGCTTGGACAGCGCAATACTACATACAGTCAAAACCAGCAAGACCGCGGATTATTGGCAGACCAGTACGGCGCACGAGATAAATGGCAGCTTGCACAAGACCAAATGGCGTTGGACCGCTGGAAAGAACAGCAGGCGAACACTCGTGCGGCTGCTGATAGAGCGACTAACTATGCTCTGCAGAAATATTTGACAGATAGCAACGAACGTATTGCTGGATTGAACCGCCCGACTAACAATGGCGGTGGAGGATATAGCGCACCTAGAAACAGCGGTGGAAATAGCCGTCCGAGCGGCTCGGCTATGCGTAGAGCTTATAATAGCGCCAATCCATTGCAGCAGATACTATCTACACCATTTATGCTATTTAATGGCGACTTCTGGAGGCAATAAAATGTTCGACTGGCTATTCGGTACCAAAAGACAAACAAATTACGATGATACAAATAAAATGTACAATCAGTATAACGACGCTAATAATGCTGCTAATAATTATTATAAGCAGAATATTGAGAACGTTGACTGGGATAAGCTCGGCCGTGATGAGCAGGCGAAGCGTATCAACGAGTTTAATAGTCTAGACCAGAAGCGCGGCTCACTCGGCAATCAGTATGGGCAAATAAATAAGCTATACGATCAGGAAAATAAAGAGCGTAAGAATGACTACTTTGGCAACGGACTGCTTGGCATGCTGCTTAATCCGGCCGCACAAACAGCAACAGCGGTAGGCGACCTAGTTACTGGTAATTATGACACCAATAAGCGCGATGTAGCTAGCGATATTGGCGCTGGCGTAGAGACTGCGTTATCACTAATACCGTTTGGAGCGGGCGCTCTTGGCAAGATTGCTGGTGCAGGCAGTAAGCTCGGTAAGCTAGGCGCAGCTGCTAAGACGATGAGCGAATCGCCTCTTGGAAGTGCTCTGATAGGCGCTGGTATGGGCGGCGCTGAGGCTTATCGCCAAGGCGGTGCAGAAACTAATTTTGGAGATGCACTTAAGCAGGCTGGTATGGGCGGCGCTCTTGGCGGTGCTATCCCGCTTGTACAGAAAGCTGGCGGTAATATGCTGCTAAAGCGCGGCGCTGCTGAATATAATCCTGAAGGTACTTACAGGGGGCTGACGGCTGGTGGGATTAATCCACTCCAAGCAGCGATGATGGCGGCCGACCCAAGTAGTCAGACCTTACGTAGTGTTGGGCGTCAGAATTTGTTGCCAAAATCAAATATGGGTAAACTAGCTTTGGGCGGCGGCGCATTGTTTGGCGGCAGTAAATTGCTCGGAGCATTTGGCGGCGGACAGCAGCAGCCAGGGCTTCAGCAGCAGTTTGATACGCAGAATGATGCAATGAATCAATTATCTCGCCAGGTACAACAGCAGCTTGGATATACGCCTAGCTATCAAGAGTTGCAGGAACTAATGAAACGAGCACAACAAGGAGGCTATTAATGTTTGGTGGAGTATTAAATAGACTATTATCAAAAGGCGGAGGCAAAGCTGCTTCTCGCCTAGCTTCTGAATATGGCGACGATGTTTTGCGCAATGTCGCTACTGAATATGGCGACGACGCAGCGCGAAGCGTGCTGTCTAGTATTGGCGATTCTGTAGCAAGCAGCGCTAAAAAGTCTAAGGTAGGCGATGCGCTTGTTCGTGCATCAGACACAGCGTTAAACGCTCCGTTCGCTCTCGGCAAAAAAGACATGAGAGAAATAGGTCCTGGCACTTACGAAAAAATAGGCGAACTGTTTGATCGCACTGGCATGAGTAATTTAGAGGACTTACGAAGTTTTGCTAAAGAATTAACTGGTAACAAGGAATCGCGTGCGTATCTTGATGAGGTGACAGACGCTATACGTTCTAACCTTGGACACGGTAACAATGTTGATTTAAATGATCTTGGGCCGCAGATCCGAAAAGCGCGCGATAGCATGAGCAGTTTGGGCGGAGAATTATTCGACGAAGCCGACCCGATCGAAAAGGCTAATATTCTAAAGAGAATGTCCACTAATATAAAAAGGTCTGCCTCTGAAAATGCCGTTAGGGGCGAAGAGGGAAAATTCTATGGTAAGCTTGGGTCTCTAATAGACGAGAGGATTGATGCTGGCGTTGACCCAAAATATATTAATGAGGCTTACGATAACGTTAGCAATGAATTCTTATATCGGTCGCAAAAGGCTCTTCGCGAAGGAGATAAGACAAAAGCCGAGGCATACGAGCGTCTAGCTAAAGAATATGCCGAGACGCCGGCCGAAGAGCGCACCATTGCTAACTTCCGTAGTTCCAAACGAGATTTTGTTGATCTATCTAAGATATTAGAGAGAAACGATCAGACGAAAGGCGGAGGCTCATTCTCGCGCGCAGTTAGAGATGTGCCAGTTGTCGGAAGAGCTGCAGATGCTTTTCTAGCGCAGCCAGTAGAACGTGCCACGCAAAAAGTCGGTGAAACTATGCGAAAAGTCGGTCGTGAGTTCCAAGAGGGCACAGCCCAAGAGAAGCTCAAAAAATCAGCAGCAATTGGGGCTGGTGGTGCTGGCTTATTAGCGGCCGCCTCTGTAAAAAATAATGATAATAAGGATATCGCAAAAGCTAGCGATATCTCTGGCGTTAATGCTAATATGACAGGTTCTTCACAAAGAGACACATCGGACAAAGCATCTTCTTTGAGCGGCGGTACGATGCCGATAACCAATAGTATGGGCGAGATGACGGTAGGCGGCTACACAAGAAAACAGCTTGAGGACGGCTACGTTAAAGCTTTAATGGATAATAATCCAAAAGCAGCTCAAGCTATTGGCTCCATTATTGACCTAATGGATAAAAACGAAGCTCGAGCATTGAGTGCTGCAAAGGTTAAGAACAGCTCTAAAGGTAAGGATACAGATGATACTAAAAAGCAGAATGCAATATCTACACTAAACACGCTGATGGGTGTGTATAACGAGGGTGGCGGCGGACAGGGTGTTGCTGGCGGTACGCTCACTAATTTGCTGAATAAAGCTACTGGCGGCGGTTATAATCCAGCTGCTGAAACGTACTCAGCGCAATCCAGAGGCGCAGCGGTTAAAATAATTAAAGCTATGGGCGACAGTGGACAGCTATCTGACCGCGATGTCCAAGCGGCGCTAGATATGTTACCGAAAAACACAGATGATAATAAGGTGGCTAAAAAGAAAATTGACAACTTGATGGCTATTTTGCAAGCAAAATAATGCAAAAACGCTCAGAATATAAATGTATTCTTGTGGTAATATCAAAGTATAAAACCTAATTAAGGAGAATAAAATGAAGTTTTCGGAGAGAGTAACCGAATTCACGTATAACGAGATTTTGCCGAACGTCGTCGATTTGGTGAATAACTCGAATATCTTGACGTCGCGAGTAACGTCAAATCCAAAAAACTGGAAAGGTAAAACTATTAGCCAACCAGTGCGCGTAGCTAATTCTACAACCGGTACGGCGTTTGATGGGCTTGATGAGTTTGACACCTCAATGACCAATAACGTACGTAGTCTGACGTGGTATGTCAAGGGATATGTACAGCCAATCGTGATGTCATCTGTCGAGAAGGCTATCAATGGTGCTGGTAATAAAAAGGCAGTTGACTTGCTGGCAGCTCAAATTGACGAGGCGAAAGATTCAGTGATTGATTCTCTCGGCGACCAGTTCTATGGCTACGGTGTTGGTAAGAATCTGGAAGGTTTAGGGCTAATCACAGACAACGGTACTGCGACTTCAAGCTATGGTGGAGTTTCACGTGCTAATCTGCCACTCATCAATGGCGACACAACAGCTGCTGCTGGCGGCACGCTAACTCTAGACCTGGTATCTGCTGAGTTTGATAACGTCAGTGCCGCTGGTATTAGCAAAGATGCTCCGACCATTGCTTACACGACCAAGGCTATCTGGAGTATGTTTGAGAAGTTGATGAACAGTAAGCTAACTGCCAGCTACAATCCAGTATCTATTAGTGGCTACAACCGCGTTACTGGTAAAACTCCAGTAGGTGTGTCAGTGCCTGCAAGCAGCTTGAAAGGGGCGTTTGGAGCTGATTCAATCACCTATCGCGGCAAAAACGTTGTTGCCGATGATAAGTGTCCGTCGGGTGTATTCCACTGGATTAACGAGAATTACTTAGACTTCTACCGACTAATCGACCCAGACCTCAAGCAGATTAGCTCAAAGATTGAGGTTACTGAGAACCCGAATAAGGAAGACCAGAAGCCGTCGTTCTTGCAGATGCGAGACTTCTTGAGTCCAGTCAATCAGCTTGGCGAAGTTGCGGCTCTTGTCGTTCTAGGTAATTTGATTCATCGCAATCCACGCCGTAACGGCAAACTTACGGGAATCACAAAGATAGCCTAGTAATAGTAGCTGACTTAAAATAGGTAGCCTTTATTGACTACCTATTTTATGATATATGCATGTCCTACCGTAAAATACCGATGAGCCGTAATCGACTTATTGCTGCTTATTGGAAAAATGGTGTACGGCAACCGCTCAGAAAAGTCGCGGCAGAATTAGGAGTAGCACACAACACTGTACGTAATTGGCTTATAAAACTGGACCTATACGATAGTGAATGCCTTGGAAGACAGAAAATGCAGCTGAATCAACACGATACCCACCAACGATAGATGCCTTTCCTTGTACGTCTATTGATATGCCTATACAGCCTTTTAGTCTCTCTATGATTTGGTAGCGGTGATATATAATGTTTTCTTAGCTGTTTAACCATTTTTGCTGTCATGCTCGGGCCATAAAGCCTATCTAGACGATCAACTCTACAGTAAAAGCATCTCCCTCTTCTATATATAAACCCCTTAACACCGAACCACTCATTTCGATATGAATTACAATAGATACAATATGTTTGCAGTTTGCTAATGTAAGAAGTCGCTGTATGACTTATGAAATTTTTCATCTCATAGATTATTTTGACTTTAGACATTTTAGCCTTCTATTTAGTTATTGATTCAATAAACTCAGTTGCTGCATCACAGCCCTTGCAAACAACAGTCTGAATGCCGGCCTCATTGAGCGTTTTAATCCACTTCTTTTGATTTGCTGACGTTACGCCTCCTTTCCTGCGTTTCATTTCGATGAACACCAAGCGGTTAATAGGCTGGTCGTAATCAGCGCTATCGTCGCTATCAAGTGTTTCTACGTAGATTCGTCGTGTTCCTGTGTTCGGCACAACTACGGCCAAGTCTGGCACGCCAGAACTTACGCCAAGCTTTTTGTTTTTGATTCGCTGTTTGTGGCTTTTGGTGTAGGTCTCGTTAGGTACTCTAAAATGTGGGTAACCTTTCAGCCGCAGCCACTGCACAAATGCTTCTTGCTCTTGATCCTCGGTCGGGTTGTCTATGTTTGCGAGATTAGGCATTGCTACTTCCTCCGCCAACTACTTTGAAACACTCACTCGGCTTCCTCAAAAAGCGTTCAGTGTTCTCGCCATCTTTCATTTCAACCAGCACCTTGGTAACTTTTCGAGTTTTGAATATTACGAAGAGTCCATCAAGTAGGCGCGTAGTATGTTGCTCCTCGGTTACTCCGCCAGCAACAACAACGCCAAGTCCATATCTGTCGGGACGAATTTTTCTTTCATCTCGATAATTGAAATACACTTTGTCACCGACAGCAAGCCCGTCAAAGTCATCAATTAACATACTCCTGTCTATTTTATTTTTCAAATCTTTACTGATTGGTAACATATCATCTCCTTACTAGTGATTATATTCAGTAGCCTTGTAACACTTATGCGCAGGCTTCTCGAAATAGTGATTTCCTACTTTGACAATCAGAGCAGCGGTATCACGCATAAAAGGCAGAAGTGGTATCTTTGAGCAACGTTTCCGCTCTATCTTCCCAGCAACAACTGTACCGAGCCCATACTCATTTTCGACGATTGGATAATAGACTTCGTCGCCGACGCTAAAGCCACCATAGCTAAGTTTGAATATCGTAGCTTCTTGTTTCATTTCTTTACTGTCTGCATTATTGTTTCTCCTCTGGCTTCTTAATCCGCACAAGGCGGCATTTTGTAATATACGCACCCATGATGCTTGTTCTATCGCCAGTCTCTAAGACTCTAAGCGCTGGTAGTCCCACGCCAAACATCTCTACAATCTGACAGACAATATTAATCTTATTGCCGGTCTCCGCATTTGGATAGATAACCAAAACATAATCGTGCATCCGCAACTTGTCATCATCGCCTATTTCCCAATCGTCGTAGGTAAAATGGCTCAAAACCAGGTCACAACACTCTGCATGGTTATAGTTGTAGCTGCTATGGTCTAGCGGTTCTTTAACGTAGTCGTCCCATAGCGGCTGGCCGCAGTTATGGCACTCTGGACGACCAGCACAGTAACACAAATCGTGTCCATCATTGCACGATAGCGAGCGAGGGTCACCTGGTAGCTTTAGGTCGGTCATTTCTCCTCCTCCAGCAACTCAGGGTTTTCGTGAATATTTCCAATAACCTCTAATGCAATACGACCTGTATCCAAGTTGTACATAATAGAAGATAGTTCTTGACCAACCACACCTTTGCGACCTATGAGAAATTTGGCAGACTCATCAGCCCAGTAAACTCTATATGGAACGCCGTTGTGGCGGGGATAGTATTGAACAATATCGCCCTCATAAATCTCTATACCATCTTTGTCTGTTAATCCTGTAGATTGTTCGATAATGAGTTCAGGTTCTCGATTGCGTCTTAAACAACCAGTTCGACATACAGTCCCAATAATACAGTTATTATCGCTCTCTAAGAGATTGAGTAGATTGCCCTTGCCGTCAATTAGCGTCTGACGGGGTGGCAGGTACTTGCGGCTTGCCTTATCCCAAACTCTGAACTGTATTTCACGCATTAGATTTCCTTTCCATTTTTGTAACATTTCGAGTAGCCCATCTCACCGCCAGCTGTTTTACAGCGGGCATAAGTGTTATCGTTTTCATTTAGCTGATCAGCGACCTCCTGCGCAGATTTGATCAACAAGGCGAATAAGACGACAATTGCTAAAGCTATTATTGCGGCAATAGCTACGCTATTCCAACTACTATTAGATGAACTAAAGTCAGTTTTCATTTTCACTCCTGCCGCTTTCTCCATGCTCTGCTACGCCGATCCTCTCTAATGCCATCTCACTCGCCATGACAAAAATATAGGCAATGCCAACACTAGCCGCTTCGGGAATCGGCACGCCAATCAGATACTTTGTGTCGTTTTTGAGCTCTTTAATCTCACTCACGATTCCCAAAGCACCACACCATTTGTGGTTTTCATTGAACTGCACAACGTCATTGACTTTTAGTTTTGCCATATCTCCTTCCCTTCCTTAAAACACTTGCCGTTTCCAATCTGCCCACCCATAGACCTACAACGAGCAGACAACTCAGATTGCTTGTCAAAATCGTAGCTGCTTATACTGGAACTAAAGCCAAGCAGTAGGACAAAAACTAGCAGACTCAGGAAAGCAACAACAGCATCTTTGGAAATCGACTTTCGTTGACCGTTGATTGATTTATTACTGCTTTTCATCATTCTCGCCTCTGTTATTTTCGTTGACCGTTGGTTGATTTTTAATAGCTGGATAAACTCGACGAATAAGTAGCCTGCGATAAGGTTCCTTACCGTCTATAGTTAGCTTTATACCGTTAAGCTTTGACTGTCCTAGTAATTCAAAAAACATAATCTCACCATCTTTGTTTTCTTGAGTATAAATAGCATTTTCTGATGGAGTTCCATCTGGCCTTAGAAAAACAAGGTCATCATCTGAAATATCTGATATTCTCATTGGCATCTCCTTTCTCATGTCCACAAAATTAGTGGTTTAGTTGATGATATTATCTTAACTACCCCTTAAGATAATCTTCTTACCGTCTTTCAGTCTAAAGCCACTTTTAGTGGTGCCATCAAAACGTAAACAGCCCTGTTCAAACAGATAGTTAAACACTCTACCAACAACCAAGGCATAGCAGCCATCGTCAAGACCAATTTGGTCTGCAACGTATTGTTTAGAATCTTGGTCGTACGATATGTCAAGTTTTAAGTTCCAAACTCTCTCGCCAATCTTCTCTTCAGCTATTTGCTGAATCTCAGCCAATGCGTCTGCCAGGTTATCAACATTGGGTATCTCTACTTCAAAGCACCCATCTTGGTCATCATAAGTACCAGTGTGCCGATACTTACGAGCTAGTTTATCAAGAGGACCAACCGAAAAATCTCCGTAGCCATTTGATATATACAGCTCTTTCCCGCCATCTACTTTGATTGTTATCATGAATCCCATATAGCTCTTTCTTTATCTTCTCCTTATTATTCTTATATTCAACCGCATAACTGGTACTGGCAAGAGCGGTGGATACTTTAAGGTTGCTTCTTTTAATTCCTGACGGTCAAGCTAACACTTTGGTACACAACCTCGCACGCAGAGCTGTCTCGTTACGGCAGATGCTTCAACTATTGCCAGTATCGGCTATATAAGGTGATGATTTGACAAGAGGCTTCAATCCTTCACGCGTTAGCAATAATGCTACTGTAGCGTCGTTTCAGTACTCGTATAGTCACATCACAATTTCCGAGCAGCTGCGCTATTTTTCATACGGCACTTTTGGTTTCTTTGAGTTGGCTATCCAATAACTCTTAACCTGCTGCTTATGAGCGTCTACCTATTCCGCCACTTATATAGCCAGTGACAACACCAGATTGAGCCGATTTCCACCTGCGCTCAATTCTATAAGCAAATAAAAGGCTTAGACACTGATATTGCCATTTGATAGCACCAGCGCTACAGTATTTGCGCCTTTTGGCGTTGGTCGTTTGAAGGTACTGATGCTACCAGTTGAACAGACGATACACGTTGCACCGCATTGAAAATGTTTAAAAACTGACTCACAACGTTTCACGATTTTTCGGTCACGCGCCGAGGTGGCGTTGGCGCGCCCTAGGAAAGGATGTGCATATCATCTGTCCAGTTGAATAGACAACCTTCCATGTCCTCTCGGGAATGGCACGGTTCTAAGGCGAGACCTCAGTTGTCTATCCAGTTATGCGGTCGAATTGTTAATGTTCTAAACCATTTTTCCCAAGTGGGGAAATTGGTTTAATCTAGCCCAGTTTTTCGACATATGACAGGTCATTGGTTAATGGCGTTTACGTTTCGATTATTGCTCTTATGACAATCACAACCAATATAATGGTCGCTACTAACACTAAAATTGCGATAGCTCCAAGCAATACTGCGCCAATCCAAGAGACTACTGTCATCGCCGACATTATTCTTGTTCTCCTTTCTTAATTCCAAAATAAATCAACCAGTCTTCTCTGTTTTCTTCTATATCGTAACATTTGTTTTCTTACTCCTCCGGCTTTTTCTACCGCCTTTAGCGCCAACTATTCGTGCTAGCTCTGGATTGACAGCAAAACCTTTCCTGCAACACTTCTGCCCCCCCAGTTTACCAATTTCACGATAGAAATTGGGGTTATTCTTTAAGTTTGTCTCGCGAGCTTTGAGTCCGCCCACTTTTGTTCCTGGCACACTTCTCCTTTCCTTAAAATGGTATTTCACTCAAATCAATCGGCGCGTCGAGGTCGATATCCTCGGTTGTTTTCGTTGCTTGGTTAGTTGTTGTATTTGCCGCTTTGGCATCATCTTCGGCGTATCGCTCAGTAGCCGGCGCAGTGTTATTGCCGCTGCCCTTGGCGTTACTCAAGAACTGGAACTGGTCGATGATGACTTCAGTGGCTTTACGCTTGATGTCGTCCTTTTCCCAGATTCTCGTTTGCAATCTGCCAGTTATGCCAATTTGCTTGCCTTTTGGTGCATACTCTGCCAGTAGCTCGGCAGCTTTATTCCAGGCAACACAATCGATGAAACTAGCGTCGGCATCTTTGCCGTAGCCGTCAACCGCTAAGGCGAATGAGGCTATGGACTTGCCGCTGTTCGTCGTTTTGACTTCAATATCTCGGACGACGCGACCGATTAAGGTTACGTTATTTATTGCTGCCATTGTCTTCCTCTAAAATTACCTCAGCATCTTCGACTTCTAGCGACGAGCCTGGCTTATTATCGACATACTCGCCACCGGCTTTCTGATCCTCAATAATCGCTGTTTTCATTTCAATGCTTAGTGGCGCGTAACGTCCCAACAGTAATTTGAGCACTGTCTTTTTCGCCATTGCGTCAAAATTATCTTTCCAAACGCCGCCGCCACTTTTATAGGTTTTTGAATATCGCTTCGCATGTTTCTCAAGCTCGTCGTTAGTCATAAACTCAGCTTTGCGAAAACCGTTCAGTAGCACGAAATACGCCATATAGCCGATAATCTTACCACCTTTCTCAATATTAAAGTTAAACTCTGGCTCACCAGTAAACGAATCGACGCCAACCAGCTCGCTTTCGTAAACAGCTCTAGTTCCTAAACTTTTAAATTGACCTGTCTTCATCGCTAACTGCACAAATCCGCGCCAGCCCATCTGGAATTGAGCCTTGCCAGCGTATGGCACGATGTAGGCAAAACCTAGGTTTTGATTGACTGGCAAGTCTAATGTCGCTGCTGTCAGACAAGCGTTGTATGTTGTCATCGGGTCGCATTTGGCGATTGCTGGACTGCTGTTCGCTAGTGCTAGCACGCTTGTCAGAAACTGCCTGCCTTTTTCGCCAAGCGTACGCTCAGCCGACTTCATAATCGCGTCAGACTTTACTAATTGCTGTAAGGTCAGCGGTGTGTTGCTTGTTTTTTGAATAGCTGTCTCTGTCACTATTAGCTCCAATCTCCAAGAACAAGGATGTCGTCCATGGTTTCGTTTATGTTAAAGTTGACCTTTTCGAGGTCTGTCTTGCCAGCTCGTTTATCAAAGCGTTTGATTTCGCTAACGATTCGCTCTAGCTTTACAAAGCCGCTATCGATAAACTCTGGCGATGCTGTTGCGACACCAACGCGGTACGGTGCGACCGTCTCGGCCACGACCCAGAAGAACTCTTTACTCTCGCACTCGGCGATCAGTGAATAGAGTGCTGCCTGCAGGTCATAGTCCATTCGGCGTGCTTCCCACTTGAAGTCGTCGAACCTAGCAGTGGTTTTGACATCGAGACAATACTTGATTTCATCGTCCTGGACGCCAACGACGTCAGCTCGACCAACCCAGTCTTTGCCCTCGATTTTTGCTTTAAGTGGTATTTCGTGGCGAGCGTTCTTGCCAAGCACCAGCTGATTTGCCAGCGGATGGCTTTTAATTCGCTCGGCGATTGTGCAAATCGTTTCAAACTCGGCTTCGTCAATGATTGGTAGAGTCTGTGCATCACGCCAGTCTCTCGCCTCTTTCGTGCGATAGTCTGGATATTGCTTGACCACAAACTCTTGTTCGCCGCCAAGTAGGTGTGCGTGTGCTAATTTGCCAATGTCTACAGCCTTGCTGTAGGTTTTCTCAATCAGTCCAAGCTTCAACCCGACAGCGTAATCAATGCCGCTGTGGTAGATGTTTTTGGCCGATGAGTATGACCAGTGGTCAACATTTTCAATAGGTTTTTCCATCTAGGCCTCCCTCGACAAAGCTCGGTCAAATACTACTTGCGTCATCTTAATTCCACCTGTGTCCGTTTATCGTATGGATGCTTTTTAGTTCAGTATTGTAATCGAGTTCAACGACATTCTCTTCAACAAGAATGCCTTTCAGGTCGTCGAATCTACTGTCGTATAGCGAGACTTTTAGAAGTTTGCCGTCCTTACTAATAAATTTCACTTCGCGAAATTTATTACCGCCGAAGGTTTTATCTTTCACTGGCTCGCCAACATGAACGACGATAAATGCCGCTTTTCTATGAACTGGTATTTTTGTAATTGTCATCTTAACCCTTTCTTTTATTGATGATATTTTCATTGTAGCAAAGCGTTATAACAATGTCAATAGTTTTATGGTTAGCTGCTTATTATTTTCTGAACAACAGAGGTGTATTTTGTCTACAATAAGCTTGTGGCGTAATATCTAGTGGTATCTAATTCATCTAAGCGTTTGGATTGCAATTCATCTGCTGGCTCAGCATAGTAAGGAATCGGTCCGCCAAAATGTTTGTAACCAACAATGTAGAATTTTTGCATAGCTGATGGTGGTGCTAGCAGGTAGTAACAGAACCCAGCGTTCAAATGGTCAATTGCTTTTTTGTCGATTGAATTTTTTGGATCGAGAACACGCACTAGCCATTGCCATCGTTTAGCTTCGTTTGTATTAATCATTGCTTTTCTCCAGTCTTTTTTGGCTGTTTTCGGCTAATTTAGTGGTCTCAGCATCATTTCGTGATTGCTTGTCTTTCGCAATAGCCTCTCTCGCGTCGTCTAGTGCCTCCTGCTGCGTTTTTCGATAAGAAATGCTACTAACATTGCCTTTTGCAAAATAACGCACTTCTCCGCCTACTAGACGCACTGGAACGAGGTCCAGCCGATGAGCCAACTCGGCAATGCGTTTTGGATCGTTTTGAATGATTTGATAAACCTCGCCATCATAAGTTGTAATCTCGAACATTTTTAGAACACCTCCTGTTTCTGTTGATCGTCTTTCAATCGTCTCATAATTTGCATCGACTTCGCATAGATATCAAGCGCGTTGTTGATTTGCGGTTTGTAACGAGTTTGCCATGAAGCGTAGTTGTCGCGCATAAATGTCAGATAATCGATACAGACGTTCTCTTGATAAGTTTTTTTCATCTCAGCAATTTTAGCTCTTAAAACGTTGTGGTTAGTCACTGGTAACGATAGAGCTTTAACTACTTGGTAGTACAATCTTGCAACCTCATCGTCAGCACGACCTGAACGCTCGCGTTCATAGACTGTGTTATCTTTTGTGTTATCTTTTGTGTTATCTTTATGAACGCGTTGATTTTTAACGGGTACATCCCGTTGATTTTTAACGGGTACATCCCGTTGATTTTTACGTTGATGTGAATTATACGTTGATGAACAGCTTGTATTTTGGTTAGTACTAAACCCTAAATTAGACCATCTGACCATTCTGCCGTATTGTCGTTTTTGAGTGATATAGCCAAGAGACACTAATTTGCGACACGAAGCCTGAAAAGTAGAAGTTCTAACACCAGTAAGCGACATTAGTTCTTCGGATTTCTTCCAACAGCCTTTATCGCCAAAGCTAGCAATTTCGGCGTACAGTATTTTTTCAGCGCCAGTTAACCTATCGTTTAACAATATTTCTTTTGGTATCCAGACACCAGTAAATTGACGAGGTGGCTCAACCACTTGCTGATTTTCAAAATCGTACATTAAGTACTCCCTATTCCACGAAAAAAGCCAGCCAGAAAAAATTGAAAATTGTGTGAGATAATCCTGTCTGGCTCATTTCGTCGTTCAATTTTTATCTAATTATCTCACAGAAATAAACATAGCAATATCATTGAACAAATTCAACACAAGCAAGTCAAAATACTGTAAAATTAAGTTGTAAAAATAACGAAAGGATTTTCACATGGGAAGCGTAAATCAAACCCTAACAGCAACACAGCTGCATGAAGTCACTACTGACAAACAAGGTGTGCTCGGGCAAATTGCACGAACAGCAGACGGACGCATTTATCGTTATGCTAAAAATGGTGGCACTGCTCTTGCAGCAGGCGCTACAGTCGAAGCTGCTGCCGCACCAGCGCACTCATCGACAACTAAAGATGACGCTAAAGTCGGTGATGGCATGTTGACCTTAGCTGCTGGTCCGTCGAATCCAGATGTCTATGAAGACGGAATCGCTCTTGTCGACAAAGCTCAGTATCTGGTTGATGGTCTAACAAAATCTGGTGTAGTGTCACTCAGCGATCACCTAGACGCTCCATTTCCTAAAGGCACCGCAGTTAAAATTAATCAAAACCAGTTCTGCGGTGTTAAAACTGGAGCTACCAAAGTGATTGGTACTGCAGAAGTCGCCGTTTCAGCAAACGCATATTTCTGGGCTTTTATTTCTGCCTGAGATGTGCTAGAATAGGGGTGGTCGAGTTTATGAAACTAACCCTTTCTTTTTCTCGACTACCTTGGATGTTCCCTATGTTTCACATAAAAATAGCCTAGACACGGGGGCTATTTTTATTTGTTCAAAAGTATGATATTATAGAGGTAGAGTAATAAAAGAAAGGGCTATAAAAAATGAATTTGAAGCCATTACCAGGTTACGCGCTTATACGGCTCGAAAAGAAATATGCTTCGGGACTGTCCAGCGAAAAGCAGAGATTTGAACGGCGAAGTTGCGGTGTTATGATTGACTTCAAAACAGGTAAAGATACAGAATTAAAAGCAATGTATTCGTATGATATGGCAGTTGGCAAAACTGTTTATTTCGAGCCGTTTAATGAAGGCGAGCCAATCAAAATTGGCGACGACGAGTATGTATTTTTGCCATTAAAAGAATTGCGAGGTTTCGATGCCAAAGCGTAATTTAATCAGAAAAATCGTTTCTGGCGAAAAAATCCAGAAGTCTGTTGAAAATGGTGTTAACGCGATTTGCGAGGTCGCGTTGGCCTCATACGGCGCTAACTCTGGCAACGTCATGATTGAGCCGCGTTTTGGCGAGCCGTTAATTTCGCACGACGGCATCACTAACGTCAAAAACTTAGTTATAGAAGATTCAATCGAAAATTCGGTTATTTCAGTGGTTAGACAAGCTAGCGAGCGAACTAATCGAAATGCTGGCGATTCTACAACGCTCACAATCGTGCTCACGAAATTGGCGTACGATTACTGGCGCAGACAAGACCTGACGCCGCGTGAAGCTCAGCGCCGTATTAATCAGACGGTGGCCGAAGTGCTGAAAAAAATTGAAGCAGAAAAGCTAGAATGTAACGACGAACTGCTGCGCCATGTCTCAGTAATTTCTGCTGGCGATACAGCTATCGGTGAGATGGTAGCAGATGCGGTGTCGAGCGTCGGTAAGCTCGGCAGCGTCGCTGTTGTCGAAACTCCAGAAAATCAGATATCGTCTGAAACGATTAACGGGTTTACTTTTAAAAAGGGATTACGAGTGCCAGCATTAGCAGACAATCTACAGACGCTGCGTACTCAGTATGACAACCCAGCCATCATCGTTTTGCCAAAACTTATTTCTAAAAGTGAAGATATCTTGCCTATCCTTGACAAATGCTTGCGCGCTGATAAATCGCCTATTTTGTTAGTTGCCGACGTATCTGGCCAAGCATTAGAGACTATCGTGGCTAATAAACTTAAAGGTAATTTAGATATTGCTATTGTTGAGCCAATCGCATTAGACCGCGACGCGTTCTTGAACGACATAGCCAAATACGCATCGACAGAGCAGTATACTGGTAACGCCGATGATTTTGACGTTGAAGAATACGTAGGCACTGTAAATTCTGCTTTTATCTCATTGACAGAAACCACACTGACAGGTTGTACCTCCCCAGATTCATTAGCTGAATATGCTAAAAGCGTTGATTCGACCGAACGTCGCGAGCGTTTGCTCGGCAAAACCGTACGAATTTCTGTCGGTGCGCCAACTCAAGCTGAGCGTCAAGAACTAAAACTTCGCATTGAAGATGCTGTTTGCGCAGCTCGCACCGCCTTTGACTATGGCGTTTTGCCAGGCGGTGGCGTATTCTTGAAAAAATTAGAACTCGATTATTTCAAAAAACCTTTCGAACTACTAACTAACCGCTCAGCCAGCGATTCAGTCTTTAAAGATAATACCGGCACCAATATCGAAACTGGCGAGACTGTAGATGTAGTAGAAGCTGGTATTGTAGACAGCGCAAAAGCTATTGAAGAGGCAGTGATTAACTCGCACTCAGCAGCCGCGCAGCTACTATCAGTTAAACTAGCGCTGCCGTTTGTCGAAGATGTGTAATAGATATGCTATTTATCGTTACGAAAATAGAAAAAAACTAAAGGAGGGCCAATCGTACGGCTATCTCGATTAAAATGGGCTACATAAAAAATGGAGTTTACTATCGAAACAGCAAGCCTGACGCTCAGCAGCAGACAGACACTACTGTAGCTGGAATCCACGAGCAATTTGTTCTCGAGCGTCAAGCTGAAGCGCATGCTCACAACCTGATACAACCATACAACCGCGATGGCTCTTCCAATCAAGATTTTATAGATTATTTCCCAGATGATGCGAAAAATTATGGCTTTATAGAAGAGGAGGGCGAAAATGAGCCAGAACAGCAATGATTTATCAGATTTTCAGACTTTACGAGTCAAGAACCAGCAGGCAGACATTATCTGCGACATTTTGAATTTGAGCGTAGGCATGGACTTTGCCGTCCGAAATATTAAAGATAGCGAGATTTCTAAAGATGCTCGCAAACTGATTTGCGATTTGATTAGGCAATCATACACAGCATTTGCTGCGCGTGCCTCGTTTCAAATTCTACAAGACGAGGATCTAGTTAAGCCTAACGAAGCTGTAGCAGATTATGCCTATAATTTTGACCTGCCAGACGACGACCACGACGACTTGATTATCTTTTATAAAAAGCGCGCATAACTACCGTTTAAATAAACTGACCATGCTCTGTAGCCTTGACTCTTATAGATATCATACGCGCATCGCACTAGTATCGAAGTATCTAGAGTATCGCAGTGCTCGCGCCCTGGCAAAATTCGTACCTGCAAAGGACCTAGGCTATAACCGTAGGTTCGACCGTTTTGCTGAAAAGTTAAATGATTATCACCACGAGCGTTTAATCGGCAGCCACTCTCAGCCTTGCTTATTGCGGTCATGATACCAATGTTCCAGCCAGAATACTTAGCAACCTCAGCTTTGACTATCTCGCAATTAGTCAAAGGCTTTGGTGAGGGGGGGGCGACAACCTGTGCTATCGCCCCCGCTTGCTTTATTTGCTTGGCTGGACCTTTGCTTTTAAAGAATCAGATACCTCAACGCGTACAGTAGACTTGCTATCAATAGCTTTGCTAAGTACCTTCGTGCCGATTAATGTTCCAGCTACTAGACCAAGTAGTAGCGATATAACCGTAGCAGCTATTACTGCTTTAGTACGATTGCGCTTCGATACGTATAGAGCGTCGATAGCACGACGAGTAGCCTCGTCTGATTTGTAGATTACGTTGAGATTTTCATTCTTAGATTTGTTGATATTTCTAAACATTTTATAACCCTTTCTTTTATGTTTATACTAGCATTATAGCATATGCAGTATGTGTTGTCAATAGGTAGGTGCACGATTAATCTGTTATTTAGTGCGAATCCAGCGTCTCCACAAGGCATGCAAGTTGATTTGAAGCTTGTTAAGCGCTTTGAATCGCGTGTATTGATGATGCATCAAATCAATCATTTCCTCGTTAGTCAAGTTCTCTAGTTTAGTTTCAATATCACTCACGTCAGTTCTCCTACTTACGTTTTTTAAAGTGGTTAATAATCATTGCAACGGCCAGCCCAATCAAGTACCAGCCGATGAAATATACAGCTGCTTGCATTATACCTCGCTTTCTTTAAGTTTTTTCTTAGCTGCTCGCGCCTTAGCACTGGCGAGCGCACCTTTTCGTCCACGCTCGCTTAGCTGCTCAGGTGTTAACTTCTGCGTTGTTTTGCGGCCGCGAATTTTCTGATCGAAATTGTCTACGACTATATCGTGAATGATAATTTCGTCGAGAGAGCGTCCATGAGCCGTCATCCAGCCTACAATTAGCTCAGCTGATGTTTTAGGCTTCTCGGACTTTATGACTGTTGTGCGGTGTCCTAAGCCGTTGTCGTACGTATTATTCCAGCGAATTACTATTTTCATAAAAGTTTATACTCACTTTTCTTAAAATATTATTTGCCGGCTACAATGCCGCCGGCGCGGCTATCTAGAGCTATCGATACTCTCGAATTTCTTTTATAAAGCGCTTCGTGCGTGCACCGTCCAGCTCGTTTATGACCTCTAGCCCATCAAACGGCTGAGCGTCAGAGTATTTATCTAGAAACTCGTTTAGCTTTTTAGCGTCTTTATTACGTAAGCCACGCATCATATTGATTGGTGCTGTGTTGGCGTGTGTGCTGTTGTGTATAAAGATATTGAACTGAATACCACCAGCTGTAAACTGACTAGTAACTCGTATAAATGTCTTATCTTTTACTTCTTGTCGTGACATTTTTATAGCCCTTTCTTTTATTGATTAGTTATTACTAGTCAGATTGTTGACTGTCGCACCTTGTGATTTATCTGTGCCGTTTCTTATCTAACTGTCTTTAGTATAGCAAGCCGGCTTGTAAAAGTCAAGGGTTTTTGTGAAAATTGCAGAAGATTTTGTTTATTGTATAATTAGAATTATGGCACGTAGAAATAATAACCCAAAAGGTAAAGGTGGTTTCGGCGATCACCCAGAAAATCGTAGTAACGGCAAGTGGTCAAAAGAGACGTCAGTCTCGTATTGGTACAACAAACTGGGGCGAATGAATAACGCTGAATTCAAGAAATTCACACCAGCTAACCCATTTCAAGAGATAGCTTATAAACGCGTTCAAGCAGCGATATCTACTGCTGATGGCGAGTTAGCGCTAAAGAATACTAAAGAGATAACTGATCGCGTCGAGGGACGACCTAAGCATGATATCGACCTCGATATCTCTGGCGACGCTGCAGTGGTTATCAAAGGGTTTATTATACCTTCAGCACCTAGCGACTTTATCAATGACGACATTAAAAAACAGGCTGGTGAAGAGTATTTGAAGTAAAAATATGCGCTGGGTGGTATATTTTGGACGTTTTTTAGAAAAAGAGACAACGAAAATGCGGGAAAATGAAAATAGCCCTCAAAATTTAATATCAAATATGAGATAAGTATGGCGAAGCGCAAACGTGTAAACAATGAGGTATTGAGCTCAAATCTCGCTAATCAGTATCGCGAACAGGGGTACTGGGTCCCATTTCCAGGTCCTCAAACACTCGCTATCGCGTTGAGCCGCGACAAGCGATACCGCGAAATACTATTCGGCGGCGCTCGCGGTCCTGGCAAGACAGACGCCTCAATAGCGATACTAGGTGAGCGATTAGCTGATCCGCGCACCAAGCAGCTCGTCATTCGTCGTAACGCTGAGGATTTAACTGACTTTGAGGACCGCGCAGAGATTGCGTTCCGTGCAATGGGAGCGAAGCTGCGTCGCAAGCCGATGACAATCTCAGGTGGCAATAGACACCGGATTGGCAGAATATTGGGTAGACACCTCAAAGACGATGACGCCTATTCGAAGTATCAGGGACACGAATATCACCGTATCAATATCGAGGAGCTCACTCAGATACCTCGCGAGGATATGTATCTCAAGCTAACTGGCTCTGCGCGCTCGAAATATCCAGACTTATTCCCGCAAATTTTCTGCACTACAAATCCAGGTGGAATTGGCATGGCGTGGGTCAAGAAGCGGTTCGTCACGCCCGACCCGAAAACTACGATCAGAATCAAGCATCAATACAAGTGGATAGACAATAAAGGTGTTGAACAGGTAACAAATTGGCAAACTATAATCGATAAAAAAACAGGTCTGTGGCGCGCGTACGTGCCAGCTACGCTCGACAGTAATCCGATACTGCTTGAAAATGACCCTGAATACGTGCAGTATCTTGAGTCGCTTCAAGAGATTGACCCTGAGCTCTATCAAGCCTGGCGACACGGCGATTGGGACGTGCAATTCGGTGCTGTGTTCGACGATTTCAAGCATAATCTGCATGTGTTTAGTAATTTCTCAGATTGGGGCATCAGCTCTAAAGACTTTAAAGGCTCGTTCAGAATCGCTGGTATGGACTGGGGATATAACGACGAATGTGTAATTTTGTGGGCTACGTTCGACAGAATCACTGAAAATCAGGAACGGGCGTTTATTTATCGCGAGCGGCATGACAACCACAAAAATCCTCAGTGGTGGGCAGATGAGTTCGCAAAAATTCAAGAAAAGGATCCTGTCGACGTTTTAGCGCTGCCACACGACGCTTTTTCGCATCTAGGCGGTAATAAACCTATCGCTGACGTATTCAAGCAAACGCTGCAAACCCTGCCAGCCGATAAGCGTCCGCGAATAGTTAAATCTAGCAAGCTAGTTCGCGACGTCAAGAAGTCTGCTATCAACAGTCTGCACGCTATGTTTGCTCCGGCCAAAGACGGCAAGCCGTCTATTCAGATTCACCGTACGTGCGAATATCTGATTGAGACGTTGCCGACGATTATTTATGCCAAAGATTCTGGCGGCGAAGAGTTAGACAACAACAACGTCGATCACGCTCTAGACGCGCTATTCTATACTCTACTGACAGCTAACCGCGAGCGCGGCATGCTGCTAAATAAATCAGAGCTCAAAGCTAAGCCGAATTTGTCGTTTGTCGGTGGACAAAAAGTCAATCTGAAAGACATCGGCTTAGACTTAAACGACATGATTAAACGTGGCAACCGCAAAAATAAAGATTGGCGTACGATTTAATTTTCCTTATTTTTAATAGAGGTAGGATACAATTAGTGTGATAATATTGAGATATGAACGATGAATCTCAGCTATTTTCAGACAGCAGCGTCAACGACGTTACTGAAGATACAGGTGTAGTTGACGAACGGTCGTCTCTGTCGCTGGATTTAGACGATAAATCTCTGATTGGCAACTTTAAGCGCTGGACGCTCGATTCTCAAACGTATTGGGACAGCCGCAAAGGCTACAACTTAAAGTACGCTCGTAATAAGAACGAACGCTACCTGCTCGGCAAGCAAATCGATACAAGCGAGCTTTACGATTACCAGGTGCCGTATACCGACAACCAGATTTATGTTGGTATCCAGGCAATTTTAGCGTACGTTTCAGCCAACACGCCATCATGCGAAGTAGTGCCTGAAGACGACACCACACAGTCTCTGGTGATGGCGCAAGATTTAGAGACGGCTATCAATATCCACTGCGAAAAATTCAAGCTCAGCGATAAGATTAAAGCAGTGGCGCGTAATCTTTACGTGCATCGCGTAGGTGTTATTAAGTTAAAGTATGACGATATCACGAAAGATATCGTGCCTGTCGTGGTTGACCCGCGCCGTTTGATTCTTGACAAAGATTGCCGTTTAGGCGAGAATCCAACATTTCTATGCGAAATCTGTACAGACTCTGTAGCGACGCTGCTGCGCAAGTTTCCAGACAAAGAATCTGAAATCATGCGAGAGCTTGGCCGCGAGCGCAAAACTAACAAGCTACTTAACGAGATTGTCGCCTATAACGAGATTTGGTTTACTGACGAATCTGCGCCAGATGAAGAGCGCGAGTGTGTTGCTTGGTATTTCGGCAGCGTAGTACTTGATAAACGCCGCAATCCTAATTATCTGTACAAAAGCGAGAGTCTAAGCATTAAAAATTTCGTAGACTTGCCGACTAAGCCATACCTATTCTTCAATTACCTCAATGACGGCTCAAGCTTAATCGACCAGACTTCGCCTATCGAGCAGGTAATCCCGCTGCAAGATGCTCTGAATAAGCGCGGCCGACAGATTATCGAGAATGCTGATACAGCTAACAGTGTGCTTGTGTTTAAGTCTGAGGCGCTCAACGAAGAGGATGCCGCCAATTTGACTAGAGACCCTCGACAGGTGCTACGCCTTGACACTCAGCCAGAGCAGCCGATTCAGAGCGCATTCGGTGAGATATCACCGCATTTATTGCCGAGCTACGTTATTGAGGATTATCAGAATACAAAAAATGCTATCCATAACGTTTTAGGTACGCCAAGCCAGTTCCGCGGCGACGACAGCAAACGCGACGTCGGCACACTGGGCGAGGCTAAGATGATTCAAGGCCAGGCTGGCGGACGGCAAGATGAGGTGGTCCGCTGCCTCGAGAGCGGGCTTGACGACTACTTCAGGTTGCTAGTTCAGATGATGAAAGTCTACTATGACGAGAGCAAATCGTTCGCTACTCGTGATACAGACGGTAAATTCGTCTCTGTGCAGTTGTCTCGCGCAACTATCCCGAACATTGCCAACATTTCGATATCGCACGGCTCGCTCTTGCGAGTAGACCGCGAGCGCCGCGAAAACGTGGCGATGAACTTAGCCAAGATGGGGCTTATCGATCCATACACGCTTTATAAAGACCTATCGCTCAAAGATTCGTCAAAGCGTTATGGCAATCTTGTGCAGTTTAAGGTTGACCCAATGTCGCTACTAAACGAAATCGATTCAGAAGTATCAGATAGAGGGGCGTATATCGACTTTAGTGTATTTATGAACGGCGGCGAAGTAAATATTCGCAACAATATTAAGCCTAGCTACATTAAAGCGGCTCGCCAGTTGATGCTGACAGATGAGTTTCTCTATGCAGACGAGAACAATCGGCAGAACTGGATTGATTTCATTAAGAAGAGTGTCGTTGGTCTAGCGCAGCGCGCCAAACTAGAGGAGGACGACCAGCAGGGGCTGCTAGTTGACCCTAGCCTGCCAATCACGCCAGAGCCGCCAGAGCCAATGCCTCAGCAACAGCAGATGATTCCAGCAGAACAGCAGCCAATAGATGCCGGACAGATGCCAGCTATGCCGCAGATGGGTGATATGCAAGCTCCACAGATGCCGCAAGATGCTGGTGTGTTGAGTGTTTTGCTAGGAGGCGGTGATGAGCAGCCTGAGCCGATTGTTTAGCGGAATATTCAAGAACGCCGGCGACGACGTTGCTGATAAAATAGCGTCTAATTATTCTGACGACGTTATTAAGTTTATGTCCAAAAACAGTGCTGATGATATTGCTGATAAGTACGGTAATCTAATCGCAACTCACCAACTAACGCCCGAAAAACTGCGTGGAGCGGCCGATTTAGGAGGTTTTGTGCAGCCGTCTATGGCTGTTGTTGACGCCAATAAAGGTACCAATTTTTTGCCAGGTAGCGACTTTGGCGACATCGTAATGGTGGCTAACCGAGACATGGTAGACCCAGCTAACGCAGCTTCTAAAGTGATACTTGGCGACCGAGATATTTATTCGCCGCGTTTTCCAAACACAACATATAAAATGAACGATGATGCGCTGAGAGAATTTGCGGCAGCCAATAATATGTCCAACGCCTCTGCTAGGAGTAATTTGGACCTGGACGAGCTTTACAGCCCAGCCATGCGAGACGCTTTTCAGCTGCAAAATCCGCAATTTGCTGATGCATACACGTCAGAGATTAGAGGCAATCCTGAATTTAATAAATTTGCTCAAGAGAATCTTGATAAATTACGCGGCGACAAAATAATAAAATATACTAATAAACGCGGAACAGAAAAGGAGCTGCCTCTTACAGCCCAAAATGCAAGTGACGCCATGAATGAACTAGCTGCTATTAGCGGTGAGCAGGGGTGGACACCTCCTAATACGCAAGCCTACATTGACAACACAAGAAAGCTCAATAGCTTAGATGATTTATATAAAAATAAGTACAGGTTAATAGATAATCGAACTGGAGAAGCGACAAAAGAGGTTGCTGATAATTTATTTAGCAACGTTCTTGAGCGTGTCAAAGAATCTGACTTACCGCAATTTGAGGGGCTAAACTTTGGGCTAGATGATAGCGCTACAGAGTACCTTAATGACGCGCTGAAAAGCCCCAGCAAGCTAAAAGCTGCTAAAAGTGAATTACCTAATGACGTCGCAGATGACGTAACTAATTTAAAAAAATTGTACAAAGAAGTGCCCGTTTCGTATTTTGAAGCAAAACCCCGCCGTGTAGTTGGCGGCAACGAATTCCATAGCGCCTATATTCCAGAAGGCTCGTCACAGCAAGTAATAGACGATTTGAAAAAGCTAGGCGTCAATAACATCAATAAATACGTCGATAAAGGTGATTTAGATTTGGCGCTATCCTATTTAGCTAAGACTGGCAAGCGCGGCAAATCACCGTACGTGCTAGGGCTTGGCGCTTTAGCTCCTACCGCTGGGCTCGCAGAATATTTAGGAGACCCGCGAGAATCTGCATAATTGCTAATCATTGAACAATATCGTATTATAAAATCAACACTAATTTTAAAAGGAGGGCATAGTGAGCAGCGAGCTGCAAGAACTAGCAGATAGCCTAACTGAGGAAGATTTTGCTCAAGAGAGTGAATCTCAGGAGGAAAACGATACTCAAGACGAGAACACAGAAGAGCCAAATAGCGACGAGGCTGAAGCTGACGAAAGCAACAGCACCGATAACGAAGCTCCTGATGAAAAGTCTGAAACAGACGAGGACACTAACGATACCGACGACACGCCCGATGAACCAGCTGGCATGTCTGACGAGGATTTTCAGAAAGAGTTGGAGCGCCGCGGGCTGAAGGCTGTTGATAACAAGGAACAGCCTCAGCAGCCCCAACAACAGCAACCGCAAGAGCCGCCGTTCTGGGATAAGCGTCCAAAAGAGGTTAGTGAAGACGCGTGGGACAGAATGGACGCAGAGCGCCGATTTATCTATCATAATCTGCCATATATCTCTGTTCGCGACAAGGACGGTAATGTACACCGCGTAAAAACTCCTGAGCAGCTGCCAGATGGATTTGAAGCCGCCGACGACAGGGAGCGCTCTCGGTTCAACTCTGAGATACAGGTGCAAACGCAACGCGCTGAAGAGATGAGGCGAGAGATTAAAAGGAATCGCGAAGAATATGAGCAGCGACAGGTTTCTCAAAAAGAATCGCAGGAGATTGTCGAGGGTATAGAAGCTTTGGTCAAACAAGGAATTGTTCCAGAAATTAAAGCTAAACTAGGTACAGCTGAGTTTGACAATGACGCTGGCGTGATGCGCGCTAACGAGATTATCAACTTGCAGCGTCAGTTGGCGCAGCAGGGCGAAAAAGTGTCTGTGGTAACGGCTGGATTTTTGTTTAAGGCAATACACCCAGAGCTTTACGCTGGCGAGCTCTCAAACGCGAAGGCAAAGACTAGCTCGGCCGCTGATAAGGAACGTAAACAAATCTCGCGCAATGTCGCAGGTAAATCCAGTAGAGGCACGCAGAGTAAGGTTAATAATGCTACCAGCCGCCCGTCTGGACGATATGCTGGACAAGGACTGTCCTCGCAACAGCTGGCCGAAATGTTTGCAGATGAATTTGATGATTAAAGGAGTTTATCAAAGATGAATGATTATATTGAGCAACAATTAGAACAAGAGCTACAAGGCGGTGTAAGCGCGCCAGGCTCGGCTAGCAAGACGCTGGCGCAAGAATTGTCTGAGATGTTTCGCTCAGACGACTACGTAATAATTAAAAATCCATTCAAGCATAAAACAGGCTGGATTTATGTAGACCCGCACGATGAAGTCGTTGAGGAGCCTAATCAGAATACACGTCGCGTGTATCATGGACCTCGACAAATACGAGTACTCGACGAGGGCGCTAGCGTTACTGTGCGCGGTTGGGAAGCTTTAGTCGCGTTAGACCGTCTGTTTAAAGAGTATGCTCAGGAAAAGGGTAATCTGAGCATGGTCGCAACAGACGCGCAGGCGCGGCAAGAATTCTTAAGCTTAGCTTACGGTGGTGTATTCGATCCAGCTAGCCAAAGCTCAGCTCCAGTAAAAGACAAGGTAAAAAGTGCACCTAAAAAACAAACAGCTAAGCCAGCCAAGAAAAAGCCAGTTGACCTCGAGCTAGACGACGCAGAGGTTGAAGACCTGGGTTTTAGCGAATAGACAACAGTTTTTCTCGCCCTCCGTGCTAATCTAATAGTATAGGAGGGCGAAAATGAATAATATAAATAAATTGCTAGAAATCAATGTGTTCTGAAATATCCGCTAAAGAGTTCGGCATGATGCAATCTGACATAGCACATGTTAAAGACGAATCCAACAAGCATACCGTCATGCTTGAAAAAATAAATGAGAAGCTGGACAATCTGGCGCTTAAGCGCGAGCTCGAGGAGTACAGAAAAGAGACCGACGAATCATTGGCTAGCTTAAAAGAGTTAAACAACAAGCTGACAAACAACTTTTTAATAAAAGTGATTGTACTGTCCGAGAATAAGATATTGAATTTTTTTGCTGGCACAACCTTTACTCTGTTTATCGTAGCCACGGGATTGAATGCAATGCAGATGGCACAGCAGTTTTTTCAGCAATCTAATGTTATTAAAGGAACGATTGACGCTAAGGAGAGGAAATAATGGAACAAGCGATCAACTGGATGTTATCTCGTGTCGGTAAAGTTAGCTACTCGATGGAGAATAGGAATGGACCAGAGAGTTACGACTGCCTGCCATTAGACAGTACAGAACTTCTTACACCGACAGGCTGGAAACCTCTGAGCGAGTTCGCAGTTGGCGACGATGTGGTGCAATATGACGTCAAAACCAACAAATTGTCTCCAACAAAGGTCATGAACGTTGTTGAGCCATATATGGCAGAAGTCACACGCCGTGGAGACTTTGAAGCGACTGATAGCCACCGAGTACTGTATCGCACTAAGAAGACAAACTATATTCGAGAAGCGTTATGGGGTGACATTAAGGACAGCTATTCTGTTATCACGCCAGATATGACTACTATGGACAAGCCGTACACAGCGCTGAATGACCTATCTGATGATGAGTTTAAGCTGCTTGTGGCGATTCAAGCCGACGGCCACTACAAAAAGATATCTGGCAACACAACACGTGTTCATTTTCACCTCAGCAAGAAGAGGAAAATTAATAGGCTCCTCGACCTATTAGAGAGTATTGGCCTAACATACACTATTTACGATGAGTTAAAGGATGATACTGCTCAGATAACGATTGATGACAATACCATTATTGATAATTTCGCAGAGAAGTATCTGAAAGACAAATCGTTTACAGAAGACTGGGTGAACATCGACGAACATAAGTTCGATGTATTCTTCCACGAGCTGTACAAGTGGGACGGCACGGATTACGGCGCAAGAAAGCTATTTGGCTCTACAAATAAAAAAGATGTAGATACTGTTCAGGCTGTATTTACTGTCAACGGCGTCAAATCAACACAACGAAAAATAGTTGATAACCGGAGCGAGAATTACTCAGATTACTATGTGTTGACTTACTATACTAATCCAAGCTATAGCCTTGGCCAGAAAATCTCTACTCGCGAGACTATGGTGTCATGTATCTCAGTAGAGAGCACATATATAGTTGCACGTGTCAACGGCACACCTTTTATCACCGGTAACTGCTCGAGTGCAGTCTATCACGCTTTAAAAGCAGCCGGCATCCTCCCGCCTAGTACGCCGATTGGCTGGACTGGACGGATGTTTAGCGACCTGCCAGCTCACGGGTTTTCTGAAATACCAGCCGACGCTAACGGCACGATTGATGCTCAGCGCGGCGACATTTTCCTCTGGCTAATCTCTGGAGATTGGACGACGCCAGGCGGCGGAGCTCACACAGGCATATTTATCAACCCTAACGATATCGTTCATTGTAATTTTAGCTACGGTATGAGCGTTAATAACCACGACGCCTTTGCTAGCGCTGCTGGCGTAAAGCAACTGCGCGTATTTCGTTACAGAGGCGGTAGCTCTAATCCTCCAGCGCCAGTTGCGCCAAATAATCCAGTCGATCAAGACCTTGAAGTTGGTAGCTGGGTGAGGTTCGATGGGATTTATCAGGTGGACGACATGCAAATAGTTGATGGCGTTTGGCAAGTTCGTAGCAATACTTTGTGCAAGCAAGACTTTACGTGGTCAGATAATGGCGTACCAGTAGAGCCGCTAGTCGAGGTAGACCGCGCAAGCTACGCTACACCAGACCAAGACTTGAATGTCGGCGAGCTATTCAAAATCCCTGGTAAATATCGCGTACTTGATTTAGGCAAGAGCGATACAAGCGAGCAGTGGATGGCAAAACTTCATATTGGCGGCATGGACTGCTGGATTGACGTAGAGCCGATGACTGAAATCAGCGAAAATGATGCAGGAACTCCTCAGCCGCTCAAAAAGCAGGTAGAAGCGCCAAAAAACGAGCAGCCTGAGAGTTCGCAGGAGCCGCAGAAGCAACCTGAGACGAATAATCAGCCATCTCAAGATGTAACGCCTCCTGCAGAGCCAGGAAATGGGCAATCTGAGCAAAAGCCTAAAGATGGGAGCGGTGAAGTGGAAAAACCAGCTGAAATAGGTAATAAACCATTAATACTAACGGAGGAGCAAATGGCTCAGCTAGAAAAATTTCAAGAAAATATTAACAAACAAGTAGGCGACACTGAATACTCGCCGACAATCTCAACGCAAGTAAAAGACAAGGTTTACTTTGTTACAGACATTGGTATTGCGTTAGCAGGTATGGTAGCTGTTGTCACGTCGGTGTTTATTCCTAGCCGAATTACTGAGATATTTGCTGTTGCTGGAGCTATCACGGCATTCTTAGGCAATATGAAAATCATATTCAAGCTAAGTTCTAAAAAATAGGAGTATAGGGTGAACTTCGGATGGCAAGCTTTATTTCGCGATGAGCGGCTGATAGAGTGCCCCAACTTTGAGGAGGAGGAACGTCTTGTACAGGATTTGGTAGATTATCTGTACGGAACGCTTGATAACCCTAAGAAACACTATCTTGAATATTTCAGTCTGTATGTGAACGGACAAAAGTACACCGTCGATTTCGATTTCGACGGTGATGCTTATATCTCAACACCAGACGATAGAATTCTAATGACAGACTACAAAATACGTTCATCGCGGCCGATTTATAGTAGAATTCAAGGGGTATATTGTTTAGGATTTGAAGGCGTTAACACGTGCAGGGATTTAGATGGCAAAGCTGTAGCAGTATTAGCAAACGGCAATTATATACCGCTGAGTTATGCAACTCCAGACCGTGCTATTATAAAGCTAGAACATAATAAGGAGATAACACATGACAGCAGTAGCAGAATGGTATGAAGATAATGGCGCGGCCACTGGAGCGCCAGCTAAAGGTGCTACGCGCACTAAGACAGGCGATAACAATAGCCGCAGTGATTTCGTAGCGGTAGATAGCGCTACAGCTACTAAAGCTACCTCGCGCATTATCGCAGGACAAAATAGCTTCCATAAATATCGGTTCGTAAAATTTTCTGGCACGTTTAACGAGGTGTCGGCAGCGAAGTTCGCGCATACTGCTGGCTCGCTTGGCTCTGGACTGTCTATTGTAGGCAAGGTTACCAGTACTTACGCGACACCAGCCAGAGACGCATTGGCTGACGCTACTAATATCAGCACGCCTACGCAGATTAACAATGGCATGAACGTGCAGTTTTCTACAACTGGGCCTGAGGGCGCGGCAGCGAATAAACTAACCGCTGCTGGCTACAGCCAATACCTGGTAACGCAGCTTCAGACGCAAAATACGGCCGCTAAGGGCGACATCGGCGACATGACGATGACCTTGCAGTGGAACGAGAATTAATTAATACGCAGGAGGCAATACAATGCTTAAATACCTTTGGGAAGCGACGTTCTTAGACGGACATGTTATCACGCAGCCAGCTGATGATAGATATTCAAAGCACGATGATAAGGCCGAGCATAACCCGTCGGCTTTTCGTGATATTTTAGATTACCAAAAAAAGTCGCCGCTGGCGTTTTTTGCGCTGATAGGCGAGGAAGTTCCTAATATCTTTGCAGTATCTATGGCTACTGGCGAATTCTACGTTAATAATGCCACTTTTCATATCGCTGGACCTCCAGTAGATTCTACTGAGCGTAAGCTAATCTACTATCGTACGCAGCAAGCCAATTTACAGACCGGCGAAGTGCAGACTGTATCTTATAATTTTGGGTATGAGATTAAGGATGCTAACGGTAAAAATATCAAGAAGGTGGTGACGATCCGTGGATAATAAAAGAAATTTACTCAACCTTGTATTGCTAGGCCAGCTATCGGCGATAGACACGATTGTGCGTTTTGACTCAAATTATACTAGTATATTGCCGGAACCGCCGTTTTATATGACGATTTCTCCGCCTGGACAGCTAAGCACCCCACTCAATAGCGAGATAGTTTTGGTGACACAAACTGACTATGGTTTTGTGGTTGTCGAGCGCGGGAAGAAGGGCACTGACGCAAAGCAATTTGAGAATGGGGCTATTATGTCGAGCGGTATCTATGCAGAAACCGCGCCAGCTATCGGCGATATCGTCATGACATTAAATGCAGCACCAGCGTCTGGCAGGTTGTTCATGAACGGAGGCACTCATAACAAATCAGATTTTCCTCTGCTATACGACCATGTCAAGAACAATTCAGCATATGGTATTGTGACATCTACAACGTTCACGCTAGCCGATATGCGCACTAGAATGCCTTTTGGTCCTGGGGGTAGTTATACACTTGGCTCTACCGGAGGAGAAGAGAAACATACCCTTACTGGCGACGAATTGCCAAATAGCAAATTTTTTCTTGGCTTCCATGGTGACGGTGACAGCACGGTACTATCAAGAGTATCTTCTTCGGGGGCTGTAAAAAATATCCCTAAGCAATACGGCAGATATCGCTCTGGTGGCAGCGGCATTGCTGGTGCGCAGAGTATTGGTAACGTTTCATTCGAATTCGGTGCAGACCAAGCCCACAACAATATGCCGCCGTATATCGTTATGAATTATGAGGTTGTAGCGGGGTAATATGGATGGCGCAGTATCTATTCGACTATCGAGACGGCTCTACTCCTAACGTATCTGATTGGTCTTTTAGGCAAGGAAACGGCGGTCATAGATTATACGCTGAGGCTGGCTCTCTAAGCTTGGAGAGTACTAGTGCGGGCACAAAGGTGGCGGCATTTAACCCGATAAACGGGATTAATGACGTTGAAGCCCTAGTGAGGTTTACCCTATCTAGCGACCGAGGCAAACAGGGTATTGTGTCTTTGCGTTATGGCGGCACCGCCGAAGCAAACACCACCGGATATACGCTATCTGGGTCTATTATTGGAGGTAAGGGCCATTTGTCTATCGATGAGGGCGGTACTGGCAACTTTTCGTGGACACCGTGGAATTATTTGCCGAACGTAACTTATTGGGCCAGATTTAGGGTTAATGGCAGTACGATGCAAGCCAAGGTGTGGACGGACGGACAGCCCGAGCCTGCCAACTGGATGCTCAATGCCACCAATACAGCGCGCCCAACTGGCAGTTATTCTGGTTTACACACCTATATGACGGGTACGGTTAGATATTCGTTCATCTCGTTTGGAACAAACGGCGATACAGCGCCAAGAGCTGTAAACAACACAACATACAAAGCTGGCGCGAAGATAGCTTATCCGCAAGCGGCCCCTATCGATACGCCAGGACTTTTCTGGGGCGGCTATGGTAGTGTCACAGCTTATGGTAATGGCGGATATGGTACTGTTGCTATACCGTCGTATGTGGAGGTAGAGAGTGCTTATTTGGCTAATGGGCGCATTGAGGGGGCGGAAAACACCAAATATGTTTCTAATGCTACTATCCAACATGTTCAGAGCAACCGATACTCTGCTGGTGCTATAGTTGAACGCCAGATTTTATCAAGCTATAAGACTAATGCCACTGTACAATATCAGATTAGTACTGGATACAAGGCGTCGGCCGCTCTGGATATTAACCGTGCAGTGGAATATATAGCTGGCGCTGAGCTAGACTCGTGGCATATTCCTGGCAGCTCTAGCTACAGCGTTGGTGCACGAATTGAGGGCAAAACTGAGCTTAAATACAATACTTCCGCTATCGTTGATGAAATTAACAGTAGTAGATACGCAGCAAGCGGTATTATTGTTGATAAAAAGACAACAGAGTACGCATCTGGGGCAACTATCGTACAAGAGTCGTCGATAGTATATATATCTAGCGGATATATAGGTCTTACTGACGATATATCATATGCTGCAGGCGCTTGTATTGAGCAAATAATTAACTTGGACTATATAGCGAGCGGTTTCGTCTCTGATAGACCTGGAGTTTGGCAAGAAACCCAAAACGGCACGGCTCAGGCGTGGAATGAGAATACGAACGGCATGGGTCAAGTTTGGCAAGAAACCCAAAACGGCACGGCTCAGGCGTGGAATGAGAAT